TGGGCACATCATTATATAGGAACTCGTATTTCCAGAAGTGCCAATTTACATACCACTATTAGATACCCATTAAGAGTAGCTAAAGAAACTGCTCCTCATAAAGAAGCAGTTATGCCTGTTATTGTCGAAGAACAATACTGCCCAGATAAGCAGTTAGAAAACTCACAAGTTAATTTTGCTATCCAGAACGCATTCACATCATTAAATGATGTGCAAAAACAAATAATTAGCTTGGCATATGGCTTAGAAGGTGATAAACCTATGTCAGTTAATAAAATTTGTAAGAAATTAAATATTTCAAGATTAAATTGTATTAAAATAATGAATAATGCTCTTTCAGTAATGAAAGATACTATCAAGCTCTGAAATTACCTGTATAAAGATTAATTATTTTAATCTTTAATGGGGTCTTTTATTTTTTTATAAGTAACTTATACTATCAACGTAGTGCGGAGAGAACATGACGCTTTTAGAACCACGATTAATATACGCTCCTTTTTTATATCAAAACGCTTACGATTATTGGGAAAAACAACAACAAGCCCACTGGCTGCACACAGAATTGTCGTTAGCTGGTGATATTTCTGACTGGAAAAACAACCTCTCAGAAACTGAAAAATTTGTCATAGGTTCAGTCCTCAAAGGTTTCACCCAAGCTGAAATCGTAATCGAAGATTATTGGAGCAACAAAATCGCTAAATGGTTCAAACATCCAGAAATTCAAATGATGGCAAACACCTTTGCTGCTTTTGAAAGTATTCATGCCGTTTCTTACGCATATCTTAATCAATCACTTGGTTTAGAAGATTATGCCGCTTTCTTATATGAACCAGCCGCTAAAGCTAAGATAGACCGTCTTATCAATGCTAAAGGAAAGTCTAAGAAAGAAATAGCATTGTCTTTAGCTATTTTCTCAGCTTTTAATGAAGGCGTCAACTTATTCAGTAGCTTCGCCATTCTGCTCAACTTCAGCAGATTTAATAAACTACGTGGCGTAGGTCAAATTATACAATTCTCTATCAGAGATGAATCACTCCACTCCAACGCTGGCTGCTGGTTATTTAGAACTTTTATCCAAGAAAATCCAGAAATCTGGACCGATGAATTAAAAAAAGAAATATATGATGCCGCTCGCTTGACAGTCCAACTAGAAGATTCATTTATTGACATGGCATTCGCTAAAGGTGACATCGAAGGATTATCTAAAGAAGATCTAAAAACTTATATTAGATTTAGAACCAATACTAAATTACAAGATTTAGGCTTAAAGTCAAATTGGAAAAATATTGATAAGAAAGTCATTGATAAGTTTTTTTGGTTCGACGTAATTTCACAAGGCGTAGAACATGCAGACTTCTTTAGCGGCAGAGTTACTACTTATGCTAAAGGTACTTTAAACTGGGATTCTATTTTTGAGGCATGATATGGATTTACAAAAACTAAAAGAAAATAAAGAAGCTCCTGAATGGTTAACAGATGAAGGTTTAACTACTCTTCAAAATGGATACATGCTCCCAGGTGAAACTCCTAAAGATATGTGGCGTAGAGTTTGTTCTGCCGCTGCCCAAAGATTGAATAAACCAGAATTAGAAGAAAATTTTTTTGAACTATTTTGGAATAATTGGCTGTGCGGAGCAACTCCGGTCCTAAGCAATATGGGGACAAGTCGAGGGCTTCCCATTAGCTGCAACTCGATCCACGTAGGGGATAGTATCCGTAGCATATTTGATAAACAAACTGAGTTAGCAGTTTTATCAAAAAATGGTGCTGGTGTAGGTATTTATGTAGGAGATGTACGAGGTCGTGGAGCTTCTATTTCTGGTAATGGAAAATCAGAGGGTGTAATTCCTTGGCTTAAATGCTATGATTCTACTACTGTGGCAGTAAGTCAGGGCTGTTATGATGAAAAAACAGAAATTTTAACTGAAAATGGTTGGGTATTCTTTAAAGATTTAAAAAAATTAGGAAAAATTAAAGTTGCTCAAGTTTTAGACAAAAAAATAAATTTTGTAGATTATTCTGATTATATTGAATATCATGTAAACGAAGATTTATATTATTTTTATAATAAACAAAAATCTGTAAATATTATGGTTACTGATAATCATAATATGGTAATTGAAAAAAGAAAAAGAATTTCTAATAAAAGAAATAAGGAAAATAAATTTATTTCTAATAAAAAGAAATTTACAAATAAATTAGAATTAGTTCGTGCTGAGTATGCTAACTTACATAGAGATAATAAGTTTTATGTGGCGTTACCCTCCTCTAATCAGAACGATGAATCATTAACACCCTATCAAAAATTAGCAATAGCGTATCAAGCTGATGGTTCAACAAATCCTTCAGGAAATAGCAATGGTAATGTTAGTGGTACAGTGAAATATGCATTTCATTTTTCTAAACAAAGAAAAATTGATAGGTTAAAATCTATTTTAGATAAAACAAATTACGCTTATGTAAGCAGACTAGGTAAAGATGGAACTACTACAATTGTGGTAGACTATCCATTACGGGATATTCCGTCTAAAAAATTATCTAAAAAATTTAAATTATCAGATTTTTCAGAAAAAAATGCCAAAGATTTTATAAAAGAAGTTGGATGCTGGGACGGCTTTACCAAGGAAAGTCTCATATCTTATTCTTGTACTGACGAAGAAAATACAGATTTTGTTCAAGCTGTAGCAACACTCGCTGGCTACATGACTAATAAATCAAAATTAATCCGTAATGGCAGGAAAGATATTTATAGTTTATATATTTCTTTAAATATCAATTCTGTTGGTGGAGAAAATATTAAAAAAGAAAAAAGCGCTTATAATGGTAATGTATACTGTGTAACAGTGCCATCTAATATTATCGTAGTTAGGCGCGATGGAAGAACTTTAATATGTGGCAATTCAGTTAGGCGGGGTGCGTCAGCGGTTTACTTACCTATCGAACATTCTGATATTGAAGAGTTTATTAATATACGTCGCCCTGTAGGTGATGTTAATCGTCGTTGCTTAAACCTTCATCATGCAGTTTGTATTGGTGATAATTTTATGCAAGCTGTTCAAAATGGTGGTTCTCATGAAAGAAATTTATGGAAAGAAGTATTGAGGGCAAGATTTGAAACAGGCGAACCATATTTATTCTTTACTGATAATGTAGAAAGACAAAAACCAGAATGCTATGTGAAGAATAATCTAGATATCAAAACAAGTAATATTTGTGTAACAGCAGATCAAAGAGTTGTTACATCTAAGGGATTAAAGACTGTTTACGATCTTTATAAGTCACAAGAAAAATTAACTCTTTTTGATGGAGTAAAATCTGTAGAGGCTTCTGAAATGAAGCTTATTGAAAAAAATGCAAAAGTATTTAAAATCACTACAAATGAAGGTAGAACTCATACTATTACTGATTATCATAAAGTGATGACTGATAAAGGTTTAATTCAATGCAAAGATCTTAAAGTAGGAGATAAAGTAGCAGTCCAAAGACAAGAAGGTTTATTTGGCGAAATCCATATGCCTGAAATGGCTTTCTTATTAGGATTATACCATGGAGACGGTACTCAAACCGAAGATAAAGTATTCATTGATCTTTGGGAAAAAGATTTCGGCTTAAAAGAAGAGATTGAAAATTGTTTTGTTAATGTATATGAACAAAATAATTGGATGGAATATTCAATAACTCATAATTCAGGGGTTACTTTTAGCAGAAAAAGCGTAGTTCCTAAATTCTTTAACCAACAGACAGGGCAGTCTAAAGTTAAAAAAATTAGAATTGGTTCTGCTAAGTTAAAACAATTTGGTTTTCAAAAAAATACTATACCGGAGTGGTTATGGTCAGCTGATAGAGAGACTCAAGGTCAATATTTAAGAGGTTTATTTATTACTGATGGAACCGTTCGTATTGGTAATAGCCCTAAATCATATGGTAATCCTCTTTATTTATCTTTGGCTAGCATCTCAGTAGATTTATTGCAAAATGCTCAAATTATATTGAGCAATCTAGGTATTAATTCTAAAATATATAAATTGTCAGATAAAAGAGAAGAGCTTTTACCTGATGGTAAAGGTGGTAAGGCACTTTATTCTTGCAAACCATCTTGGAGATTAAATATCAATGATAAAAATAGTGCCTTATGTTTTGAAGATTTAACAAAATTTATTTCTTATAAAGGAGTTAAATTGGAAGATAGACAATATCGTGACAACACTAAAAAATTTGACACTATCAAGTCTATTGATAGAGTTGAAGACCAAGATGTGTACTGCACTACAGTAAATTCTAAAGAACACGTTTGGGTATGTAATTCATTCATCACTTCTAACTGCAATGAAATATATTTGTATACAGATCCAGATCATACATTTGTGTGCTGTTTATCTAGCATGAATTTATTTAAATATGATGAGTGGAAAAATACCAATGCAGTTCAATTGTCTATTTGGTTTTTAGATGCAGTCATTCAAGAATATATTGAAAAAGCTAAAAATATTTATGGTTTAGAAGCAGCAGTTAGATTTGCTGAAAAATCTAGAGCAGTTGGGTTAGGCGTATTAGGCTGGCATTCTTTACTACAAAAGAAAAAACTACCTTTTGATAGTTTTGAGTCCATGCGATTAAATGGTGAAATCTTTAGGCATATGCAAAAAGAAGCTGTAACAGCTTCCAAAGATTTAGCTAAAGAATACGGCGAACCAGAATGGTGCAAAGGATTTGGTATTCGCAATACACATCAATTAGCCGTGGCTCCTACAGTCAGTAACTCTATTATTTCTGGAAGTGTATCTGCAGGCATTGAACCTATTTCTGCTAATGTAGTGGCGTTAAAAACAGCTAAAGGTACATTTATGAGGAGCAATCCTTTATTGAAGCAAGCCTTAGCAGAAAAGGGATTAGACAATATTGATACATGGAAGCAAATCAATGAGAATAGTGGTTCTGTGTCAGAATTAAAAGGATTAACAGATGAAGAGAAAGAAGTATTTTTGACTGCTAGAGAAATCAATCAGCATGCTATTGTAAAGCAGGCAGGTCAGAGACAAAAGTATATTGATCAAGGACAGAGCGTTAATTTGTTCTTTGCTAAGAATTCTGATCCTAAGTATATACATAGCGTACATATGTTGGCTTGGGAGGAAGGATTGAAGGGATTGTATTATTGCAGATCTGAGGCGGCATTGAAGGGAGATTCTGTGAATAGGCAGAAGGATGAATGTAAGGCATGTGAAGGATGAGAAAGGCGGGTAATTCCCGCCTTTCTTTTTTTGATAAATGGATATATGATTTAATAGGTATGTATGTAAATGCAAGGCACGTTATTACTTAATTATGATGAAAATACAAGACAGGTAGAAGAGGAAGAAAAGCATAAATTTCTTCATTCTTTATTGTCTCAAATGGGAGTTCCTGTAGAGGAATTTTGGAATGGAGATAGCAATTTATCAGTACCTCAAAAGATAAAATTAAGAAATATCTTAGCTACCTATAATATTCAGGCGATAGATGATTTAGATGGTCATATGCAGGTGTATGTAGAAAACGAACTTGTAGGAGAGTGGCATAAATGTACTTATAAACTAAAACAGGATTTGCGCCAACTAGATCCAAAAAAACGACTTTATCTTGAGATGGCAATAGATTATTGGAGTATTTTCGAAGAAGAGAGCGAATGAGAACAACATATATATTAGACACCTCAGTTTTAGTAGAAGATCCAAGTGCTTATAAACAATTTTATCATAGCGATGTAGTCATTCCAATTACAGTTCTGAATGAACTAGACAAATTAAAAAAAGATTTTAGTGATGCTGCCAAAAAGGCTAGATTAGCTATTCGATTATTAGATGAATTAAGCGAACTAACGGATATTAGTACCGGCGTTCTAATTAAAGAGCAAGATGTTTTAGTTAAAGTAGACCCTACTTATTATAATTTAGATAGTGAAGAGTTTGCTGGATTTGGTGATCCTTCTTATGGTGATACACAAATCTTAGCTTGTGCTATTGCTAATTTAAAAAATCATCCTACTAAGGATGTAATCTTTGTCAGTAACGATATTAATTTGCGAGTTAAAGCCAAAGCTCGTGGATTGGATGCTATTTCCCATGAGGGGGCAGCTTCTTCTTTTAGTGAGATGTATTCTGGTGTGCAAGTTGTAGTGGATGAAGAAGCTGGATTAGATTTACAAAAGAATAATAGCATTGATCCTCGTGCTTATAATTTAAAATTAAATGCCAATGAATGTGTTTTATTCCAAAATGATCATGGTGATGGAATTGCTATGGGCAGAAGAACATCTCCTGATAAAATGAAACCAATTAAAAAATATTATCCATGGGGAATTTCTGCTAGAAACAAAGAGCAGTGTTTCGCTATTGATTTAATCATGGACAAAAATGTAGATTTGGTAACTTTAATTGGTAAAGCTGGAAGCGGTAAGAGTTTGGTTGCGTTGGCTTGCGCAATAGAGTTAGTGTTAAATAAAAAAGAATATGATAAATTAGTTATTTATCGACCAATTCAAGCAGTAGGAACCGATATTGGATACTTACCTGGACCTCAACCATTAGATGCCAAAATTTTAACACCTACAGGATGGACTACTATGGGCGAGTTATCTGTTGGTAGTGAGGTAATTTCTAGAGATGGTCATAAAACAAAGGTGCTTGGAGTTTATCCTAAGGGAACCAAATCAGTGTATAAAGTTACTACTACTGATGGCACTTCAACTGAATGTTGCGAAGACCATCTTTGGTTAACTCAGACTTGGGAAAATAAGAAAAGACAAAAACCTGGCTCAGTTAAAACAACCAAACAAATTTTTAATACATTAAAAAATAAAAAAGGGAAATTTAATCATTATTTACCGAGAAACGAAGCAATTCATTTTAATGAGCAGGAATTATCAATTCCTCCATATTTAATGGGGTGCATTCTTGGTGACGGAAGTATATCCGATGGGATATGCATCTCTAATACTGATCAAGAATTGATTGAAAGAGCTAATAAAGAAGCTCAACAGTTAGATTGTTATCTTACTAATAATGGTAAAGATCTTAATTATAAGATTAGATCTAAATTATATAATAATAAACCAGCTCAAGTAATTAAAATTACTAATATTGTTACTAATGAAGTGAAAGAATATCCTTCAATTGGGATAGCTATCCAAGAATTAAATGTTAAAAGAGGCGTATTACATAATAGATGCTTAAATAAATCTGTAGTTGATAATTTCAAATATGAGTTTTTACCTAAGCCTGTTAGGTGGCAAAATCCAATTAAAAATCACTTGCATAATTTAGGATTATCTGATAAAAAGGCTTGGGAAAAATTTATTCCAGATATGTATAAATACAATTCTGTTGAAAACAGGGTTAATTTATTACGCGGATTAATGGATACAGATGGCACCATTAAGAAAAATGGAGAAGCTTCTTTTACTACCACATCTTTTGCTTTAGCTAATGATATGATAGAACTTGTTAGGTCGCTAGGAGGAAGAGCTACCTTGCGTTCTAGAAATAGATTAGGTAAAAAGTCAATTATTGATGATAATCATGTAATAATTAATAGAAGAATTAATTATGAGTTTACAATTAGTCTTCCTCAAGATATAAATCCATTTTATATTAGTAGGAAATCTTCTAAACATAAGTGTAATTATATACATGCTGTAGGAATTAGCTCTATAGATTATGTAGGAGAAAAGCCTGTTCAGTGTATCATGGTAGAAAATCCAGAGCATTTATATATTACTGATAATTTTATCGTAACACATAATACAATGGAAGAGAAGCTAGCGCCTTGGTTCCAAGCAATCATGGACAGTTTTGAAGTGTTATTTTCCACTAAAAATGGAGATTGGAAAAGAAACTTAGAAATGTATCAGAAAAAAGGTCAAATAGAAATGGATGCTATTACTTATATTCGTGGTAGAAGCATTCCTGACTCAATTATTTTAATTGACGAAGCTCAAAATTTATCTAAAGATGAAATTAAAACATTATTGACAAGAGCTGGTGAAGGAACTAAAATCATCTTGACAGGTGATATCGAGCAAATTGATAATAATAAATTAGATGCCATTAACAATGGTCTAACTTATACTATCGAAAAGTTTAAAGATTCTGAGTTAGCAGGACATATTACCTTTACTCAAGGCGAACGTAGCAGGCTAGCAACTTTGGCAGCTAATATCTTATAAAAGATTTTAGCCGATGATATAGATAGCTTGCTGTGAAAGGAGCTATTTATGACTGAACCAAAACCTATAGAATTACCTAGTTTACAAAAAGAACGTTTACAAGAAACAGATAGATTGGCTTTAGAGTTAGCTAAAGCCAATCGCAAAACAGCACTGGCTAATGCAGAAAAAGCTATTGCTCAAAATGAAACAGCAGAACTAGCATACAAATATGTAGTGCTTCAACTATATATGAAATATGGTTTAACAGAGCAAGATGCTATTTCAGAGCAAGGTGAAATTTTGCGTGGCGGAGCAGTTAAACAGTGATTAAAATCAGCTCTGACATCAGGGCTGATTTATTTTTTTAGGTAAACTATGAATTTAAAAGAAATTAACGAATTAATTAATGTACGTAACTATATGGTAAATGCTACCAATAGTCTTTATGTTGATAGATCTACCTCTAATTTATTAAACGGTATGCTACTTTTAGTAGATAAAAAGATTGTTGATATGTTGCAGACAAAAGAATTTAAAGAATATATTGAATATAAAGATGTAAAGAAAGCAATTGAAGAAGCGGCTAAACATAACAATATTAAATCTGGTTTAAAGAAATGAGAGTAGTAAGTTCAGAACCATTTAAAGATAATTATTTTATTCCTTTAAAAGACCAATCTTGGCTAGACAAACAACGAATAGCCGGTAGAATAGTAGCTCAAACTTTAACTATGTTACATAATTTAGTTAAAGAAAAAACTACATTATCTTGTTTACAATTAAATAATCTTGCCGAAGAACATATTATTAAATCTGGAGCTACTCCTACCTTTAAAGGATATAAAGGATTTCCTGCTGGAGTATGTATTTCTGTTAACAAAGAACTAGTACACGGTATTCCTAAAGATTACAAACTCCAAGAAGGCGATATTGTTAGCTTTGATCTAGGAGCTACTGTAGATGGCGTAATTGCCGATTCTGCTTTAACTTGTATTTATGGTGAACCTAAATCAGAGCGACATGTAAAGATGATTCAAACTAATGAAGAGGCTTTGATGAAAGGCATTGAAGCTATTAAAGTAGGAAATAAGTTAGGATGTATTGGTAATGCCATTAGTAAGCATATTAAAAATAATGGATTTGGAGTAATTGATAAGTATGGTGGGCATGGTATTGATTTGCATAAGCCTCATGCTTCGCCGTTTGTTTCTAATAAAAGCAGTAGTAATGAAGGAATTACTATTCAACCAGGGTTGGTTATTGCCATTGAGCCAATGAGTATTATTGGAGATACATATACTTATGTTTCGGCTGACGGCTGGACAGTCGTTGGTCAAGAGGTGTCGTGTCACGCAGAACATAGTGTTTTTGTACATGAAGATAGAGTAGAGATAGTAACGTCAAGGGATAATCTATGAGAATAGAATTTAATGATAAAAGCTATATTGAATGTAGAAAGTCAGATAATCCTGGCAAGATATTTATTATCATTTCTGCTAAAGATCATGAGAATCCATTAAAGAAGATTACCAATGCAGTAGAAATAGATGAGTCGCAATTTAAAGAGTTAATTTCTGATATTAAAGTAGGTTAATATGAGAGTGTATATTGCAGGTGCTCATTCAGTGGGTAAAAGCACATTGTCTAGATACATAGCTGATAATTATAAATTACCTATGGTAACAGAAGTAGCTAGGCAAGTATTATCGGAGAGAGAATTAGCTATTAATTCTCTGCGTACTAATTTAGATGTGGTAGACTCATATCAGGCAGAAGTATTTGAGAGGCAGATGTTGGAAGAAGAAAAGTATTCTTCTTTTGTATCGGATCGTACTTTTGATAATTTGGCGTATGCGGTTCAGCATAGCAGGATCTTTTCTAAATTGATTAAGTTGCCTAAGTTTGAGAAGTACATAGAATCTTTGAAGAGAAGTGATGCTTTTGTTTTTTTTGTTCGACCATCTAAGGAGACATTGAGGGAGGATGGGGTACGGGAGACATTGAATTGGGATGGAATTGTGGCGATTGATGCTATGATTAAGTTAATGATAGAGATGTGGGAGATTCCATATTTTCAGATTAATACGCCTAATATGCAGGAAAGAGTAAGATTAATGGATAATGTGTTAAGTAGATATCAAAAATAAGATATTAATAATATCTAATGTAATTGAGGTAATATGGTTAATGCATTGACTCCAGGGTATTTAAGGTGGGATGGAACTAAAATAGTAAGTGATACTAGTATTAGTATTGCGGGACCTACTGGACCAATGGGACCTGCGGGCACTAATGGAACTGAAGGACCTACCGGACCTGCTGGCGCTACCGGAGCTACCGGAGCTACCGGAGCTACCGGAGCTACCGGAGCTACCGGTCCAACATTTTCTGGAACATCTTCAGAATTAACAGCAGGTGACGGTTCTGTTGTAACTCTTTCTCCTCCTGGTATTACAGGCTTAAATTTAACAGCGGGAACACTATCTGTAAATTTATCAGTTAAACAAACTAATATTTTAGGTGTAAGAGAAAAATTTTTTGAAATAACTGGAGCAACTGGCACTGTAGTTCATAACTGTAGTAATGGTCAAATTTTTTATCATACTGCTATAGCAAACAATTTTACTGTTAATCTTTATAGATTATACTTAACAAGTAAGTTTGGTACAAGTATAATTTTAGTTTTAGATCAAGGAGTTACTCCTTATTTACCTATTGCTTTAGAAATACAAGATCCTCCAAGTGCAGCATTACCACAAACTATTGAATGGCAAGGAGGATCTCCTCCTACTGGAAATGCAAATAAAATAGATATAGTTTCGTTTAGCATATTAAATAATGCTGGAACTTATACGGTTTTAGGTCAACTTACTACTTTTGGATGATAATATGCTCAGCTCATTTTCTTCTAGATTTTCTTTTGGAGCTAGTAGTCCAGTAGGTGGAGGCAGTATCCCGCCAATGGATATACCTGGATTAGTTCTTTGGCTAGACGCAAGTGATGTTCCTACATTAACTATTTCTGGACCCACCACTGTTACTGCTTGGGCAGATAAGTCAGGGTCAAGCTATAATGCAACTACTGATTCAGGAACGCCTACTTTCTCTACTTCTGGTGGGAAAAATGGAGTAGTGTTTTCTAATTGTAGAATGTATACTAACTGTATCCCTGCTTACGGAGCTGATGGAAGGACAATATTAATTGTAACTTCAGAAGCTTCTTATTCTCCTGTAGTTGCGCCAGATGCTTATATTTTGCATTATGGCACTTCAGTAGGTTATGCTGCCTTTACAATTAATGCCGGTTACGGAATTTTGAACTATCGAGGCTTTCAAAATGTTTATGGAAATAGTTACGATGGAGGTGCCTTTTCAGATACTTTTGAAAGCACTGAATCAGGCACTCATTCTGAAGCAAAAGTTATATCTTGTAGGTATAATGGAACAGTAGATGCTTGGCGGGCTAATAACAATAGCATAGGAAATAAAACTGTTTCTTTGAGTACTGCTCCAAATCCATTTAATTACTATATAGATTGGTATCCAGAGGGAATAACTTTAGGAAGCCGTATAGGTAGAATAGATCCTAGTCGTGGTCCAGGACCAGAAAAAATGTGTAATAGTGTTAAAGTGCATGAAGTATTAGCTTATGATAATGATATTTCAGATTCTAACTGGGATGGAGTTATTAATTATTTAAAAAATAAATGGAATATTGCTTAAATTTTATTTTAAATTAAATACTAAAATTCTCATATATAAGAGACATACAAATCTTATATAAGGATTTTACATGCCTCCTATTATCGTAGACCCAGCTGTTATTACCCAAATTAAAAATGATATCTCCTCCATTGAACAAGAACTTGGCGTAGATCCTAATGGCGTATATAGTACTGTTCGCACTAGACTAGATATACTAGAAGCACGCATCAATAACCCATTAGCTCCTGCTCCCAACGTAGAGAATCCTTTCTATATTGGTAATGACGGCGTATCTATCAGTACTGGAGACGGATATCCTACTGAAAATCGAGTAGACGGTTCTTTATACTTAAGAAAAGATGGATATGTTGAAGAAGGATTATATGCTCGTCGTAGTGGAGCTTGGAGCTTAGTTGAGACTGCTCCTTGGATTGGTAATGGAGATTTATTTGGAGATTCTAGCAGTCAAACAGTAATTGGATTACAAGGCAATCCATTATCTGCTAATGCTCCAAACGTGAATGATGTAGTGTCTTGGGATGGAACACAGTGGTTGCCACAGCCTGGATTTAGTGCTGGAGGAGATTTAACTGGTACTGCTACTTCACAGACAGTAGTTGCTTTACAAGGAAATAGTGTATCTGCTAATGCTCCAGCAGATGGTGAAGTATTAACTTGGGTAACTGCTAATAATAATTGGGAACCACAAGCAATAGTAAATGCAGTAGTGTTTGATACGGTAGCTGGACTATCTAATATTAAAAGATCCTCTGGTGGTACCATTAACAATACTAAGCAAGGAATTACTAATCTATCTTATGATGGTTCTGTTACTGATAATTATTCTGCTATATTAGGTGGAAGAGCTAATCAAGTAGCTAATCAGTTTTCTAGCGTAGTTGGTGGATTTACTAATACTATTTTAAATGCTAGTGATTATTCTTTTATAGGTGGTGGAGAGAGTAATAATATCAATGGCGCTGAGCATTGTGGTATTTTAGGGGGAGAAAGTAATTCTGTTGGAGATGGAATAGGTGGAGCATCTTATTCTTCTATTTTAGGGGGAATAGACAATAGTATAACTACTGGAAATTATAGTGTCATATTAGGGGGAGACAGTAATACTGTTTCTAATGATTTTTCTGCTATATTAAGTGGTGATACTAATCAAGTTTCTTCTTCATATTCTGCTATATTAAGTGGTGATAATAATACTATTACTGGCGTAGCGTCGATTATTGGATCAGGCTCCAATAATACTATTTCTGGTATAAAAAGCTCTGTTATTTCTGGAGTTGGTAATAATTTAACTTCTGATTACTGTACTGTAATTGGTGGTGATAATAATTCTCTTGAATCTCAATATGTGACAATTAAAGGTTCTGACAATGATGTCGCAGTTTTAACATCACCATACGCAACTATTTTTGGATCTAGTAATACTGTACAGGTATTATCTTCTTATGTTACCATATTTGGCGATAGTAATGATATTGGTTCTACTAAGAATGAGATATTTGGAGATAATAATACTTTAGCCGCTAATTCTGACGGCTCTTTTGTTAAAGGGGATAATAATATCATAGGAGCCAGTACTTCATCTATTGTATTTGGAGATAGCAACACAATAGGAAGTACTAATGATGGAAGTTTTGTATTAGGTAATAGTCATACATTATCTGGAGTTGGCACTGTTAATTTAGTTACTGGATATACAAATATTGTATCAGGTGGAAGTTATTCTTCTATATTTGGTGCAGACAATACTAGTAATGCATATTATTCTTTTGTTACTGGCACTAAAGGCAATAGCGTTTATGATGGGCAATTTGTTCATGCAATAGATGCATTTAGCGGAGCTGCTGGACATTCTCAATATTCTAGAGTCATGCTATCCGGTTCTAATACTGCTGGAGCTGCATTTGATTTAACTATACCTAATACTCCAAATAATTTAGCATTAGAAAATGGCAAATCATATGATATTTGCGTAAGAATTATTGTAGTAAATACTACTGGAGCGGCTACCTGTGCTAGATATATATATGACATATTAGCTCATCAAGAAGCTGGAGTATTAACTTTAGATAATACTAATAATACATTAACTACAGATAATGGAACTGGATGGACTGTAAGTTTTGCAGCTTCTGGAGATGAATTAGTAATAACAGTTGATAATTCTGGGGCAGATAATCGTAGAGCGATAGCGACAGTAGAATGGCGAGAACTTTCGAGGGTATAATATGAGTGAAACTAAAACAGTTATCAATGCAAATCCTGTATTTACTCCACCAGATGGATATATTTTACGCTGGAGCAGTTCTAGCAATTCTTGGGTGCCTGGAGTGCCTGTTGGATTAACTGGAGCAACGGGTCCTATTGGACCTACTGGTGCAAAAGGACAATCTTCTAGTTATTATTTATATAAAGCTAAAACTACTTCTAATTCTGGAGACCCTGGAACAGGGTATATTATTTGGAATAATGCAACGCAGGGTAGTGCTACTCAAATAAACATTAATCATTTAGACCAAGATAATGTAGACATAGATATTTTCTTAGCTTTGCTAACACAAAATGATACAATTACTATTCAAGATAAAAATAATTCAGCTAATTATCAAACTTGGGAAGTAAGTGGACCTACTACAAATGTTGGTGGAACTTATATTGAAATACCAGTTGCTATAATTAGTAATACTCATTCTTTTTCTGATGGAGATGATGTAATTCTTGCTATTACTAATGTAGGACCACAAGGACCTACAGGACCACAAGGCGCAACAGGACCTCAAGGACCTGCGGGATCTACAGGAGCCACAGGGACGACAGGCGCTACAGGTTCTCAAGGACCTACAGGACCACAAGGCGCAACAGGACCTCAAGGACCTATGGGATCTACAGGAGCCACAGGGACGACAGGCGCTACTGGAGCTACAGGCGCTACTGGTGCGGCTGCAACTTTTAGTGGCACCAGCTCGCAGCTTACCGCAGGCGATGGCACGGCGGTCAATGTTGGCTCTGGGCTGTCGCTGTCGGCGGGAGCACTAACCGCAAGCGGAGGAGGACCAAAAACTGTTTACGAAGTAGATTTTTCGACGCTAGCAAATCAAGTCTATACGAATGGGCAGACTTACACTATCGCTGGCGCGTCTTGGACTGTTAGCAATAACAACCCAGGCGGCACTACATTTCAGGCTGTCAACGGAACTGGTATTACATACAGCGGAACAGGTGTTTCTGGAATTCAATTTTATACAAACTTTGGAAGTCTAGGCATAACAAATCCGTTCCAAACAATCATTTTTTGGGTGCAATGTGACTTCGCTTTGAATACTGGAAGTCCAGTCGTCGGATTCTATCATCGATGGGATCAAGTGGGACCGCAAGGACTGGGCGGGAACGGAATGCCGACCTCGAACGGAGTCGCCGGTCTGTCGTTCCAGAATACAGGTAATCCGCTTATTATTATTAACCAATCGCCAACGTCTGGTGGATCCGGGGGCTCAAGAACCGCATCGATCGGTTCCAACAATACTCTTGTGAGCATGCTGAATCCGAATCTGTGTGTAACCCAGTACTACGGGCAATACTCGGGAGGTTGGCCATCCACTTTGCAATGGATGTGGACAAATCATCAGCCCGCGTTCTATTCGGGTGGGGCTAATTTAAGCTTCCAGTATCAACCTCCTTACGTTCAACCCACCGATCCAGCTTTGCGAGGTTTTGCCTTGGTGGCGGGACTGCAAGCAAGTAACACGCTTACTTTTAGACGGATTCGAGTTCAAGTAGTATAAGATGATGCGGTTTTGAATTTCTGTTCAACAACGCTTGTTTGATTCCGTTTCTCGCACAATGTACTGCACCAATCTGCGCGTGGAGACTTGGCTGTAATGCTCCCCTCCTTCGGTCGCACCTCGACTGGTCCGCAGGTAGTGCTTAAATTAATCAGTATATGATAAAAATCTTATCATATTTTTATATAAGTTTAAAATATTTAGGAGTAAATTATGTCTCAAGTAGGTGGTGGAGTAGGTCCCCCAGGACCAGCAGGCGCAGCAGGAGCTACAGGTCCAACAGGACCGTCAGGCGCTACAGGTGCTACTGGACCCACAGGACCCACAGGAGCAACTGGCGCAACAAGCCAAACAGTAATGCAATGGAATAGTGCATTTGATGGAAGCGTAAATAATACTTACAATTATCCAGGAACATTGTATGGAGATGCTATAATGGATCCTGGCAATGCACCTTTTTATGGAGTTCGTTTAGTTCCTGCAAATAATTCAAAATTAGGAAATGCTGTATGGCAAATTTTAAATTTTGATTTTACTAAAGATTTTGAATTAGAAATGAATATTTATATGGGTGGGTCTGCTGATGGAATAAATTTTGTAGTCGGCTCAACTAATCCTACTAACAATAACATTGCTACTTTCGTTGGTGGCGGATTATCATTTTTATATGCAACATATTATATATTTAATAATACTTCATTTTTTATTAATGGAGTGATTCAAGGAACAGCCTTTCCTATGAGAGCATCTTATCTTAATAAATGGATACGTTCTACATTAAAAGTAATTAATACTAACACAGGAAGATGTGCTACAGTTTATACTGATGGTGTATTAGAAAATAGTATAAATATTACTTCTTGGGTTCCTGCAGATACTTATATCGGAGTTGGAGCAAGAACTGGTGGAGCAAATGGAAATCATTATATTAATAGTATTACATTAAAATATATATATTAATTATAAAATACTAGGAGTAAATTATGTCTCAAGTAGGTGGTGGAGTAGGTCCCCCAGGACCAGCAGGTGCAGCAGGCGCAACAGGTCCAACAGGTCCAACAGGTCCTGCAGGATCTACTGGCGCTACTGGTGCTACAGGTACAGCGGCTTTTCCTGGAGATGCAAGTAGATTTTTAGCAGGAGATGGAACATACATCGCACCTGTTACTGCTACAGCTACAACTGTAAGTATTCCTGAGACTATTACATCTCCAACTATTTTGCAAGCAACCAGAACTACTGATGCTGCTACTCAAAGTTTAACTATTCAAAGCCAAACTCCTTTTGCATCTGCCACAGGAACAAATAGAAATCCTGGCAATGTAGTACTACAAGTCCCTACTCCTGCTGGAGCGGGTTCAGATGGCAAAGTAAGTTTTGATATTACTGGTGGAGAAAAGGCAAGAATAACTAGATATTTTGGTGTATTTAATACCGGCACTAGTCAAACTCCAGTTGCTATAGGATCTCACTATACTGCAGGAGGAGCTGTATCTACAGCTGCAGCTAGTATTTTTTGTGGAAGCGGAGTAACTTCTCCTACCGGAATAAATTCATCTGTTTATCTTAGTACTAGCAATACTAATATTAACGCCCCAAGCTCATCTTTCGGTATAGGATTCAGTATAGCGGGATTTGAGCAAGTTGCTATTTGTCCTTCAGGCAGTAGTTCTACTCCTAGTACTATTCGTTTTACTAAAACAGACACTAATGCCACTATTGACTTTACTGACAGAGGGGCTGTCGCTGCAGCTGGTAATAATATAAGAATTACTGCACAAAAAGCTGGTACTAGCGGTAACCAAAATGGCGGCAGATTAGATTTACAAGGCGGAACAGCAAATGGATCAGGATTAAAAGGTGGGGTTCGTATTTCCTTAAACGGAAGCGCATCTCCAGAGCCTATGATAGAAGCTGCTGAGTTAGTTTCTGGTCAAAGAATCGTATCTCTAGCTATGGGAGCTGCAGTTACCTCTACTCAAATGCCATCTAATACTGGTGATTTAGTAGTATATTTAGCCAATGCCAATACTGTTCCAACTGCTAATCCAGTTAGCGGATCTATTATTTATAATAATGCGGGCAGTATTACTACTAGAACAGCTAATGGTGTTATAAATGATTTATCTCCTGTAGGCGTAACTAATGCTAGCTTACCTACTAAACGTTGGTTTCGTCAACATGGCAGCGTAACTACTAGTAATAACTCTATGACTACAGTAGCTACATTAACTATTCCTGCTAGTTCAGTAGCAGTATTACAAGCATTTTTAGTAGGTAAGAGAAGTGATGTAGAAGGAAATGTAACTAGCGTAATGACAATTGGTCATATAAAAAGAACTGGTGCTACTGCTCCTTCAGTTACTACTACATTCTCTAATGCTTATGAAGATGATACTAATACTGATTGGCAGTGGGCTGTATCTGGTAATGATATAGTGTTTCAAGCACAAGGAGTTACTGGTCAGACATGGCAATGGGATGTGCAGATAATTGGTGATTTAGCCGCATTATGATAGGAAAAAATTATGCCATTAGCTAGAATAGATAGCACTAAAGGATTAGTAATAGATAATCAAAGTGGTAATACTGGTAATATAGTACCTCCCACTGGCACCAGCTCGCAGTTGACCTCTGGCAGCGGCACGGCGGTCACTGTCGGCTCGGGGCTGTCGTTGTCGGCTGGGACGCTGACG